CTATTGTAGAGAGAATTGAACAAAGCAGTGACCCAACAGCCTGACGGCATTGAGTGAGTTGTCAAGTACGCATGATCTCGAATATTAACAAAAGTTCTGACCATTGATCTGAGCAAAATATCCAATGTTTTATGATGTTTTCCTTGGTATCGTTTCAAAACAAGTTTGCTGACAGCGTCTTGAACCATTGAATTGGTTCCTCCGTCCCAATTTCCAATGTCTCCATCGAAGACATTGTCACATGCCTTCATTCTGGTGTAGAGTTTTTGAAAATCTTTATACGGATTCATTCCAATGCAAATTTGATTTTCCCACATGTTGTTCTTAATGTGGACTAAGAGTTTCCCCATGGTGCGTTTACACAAGACTGTATGGTGCAAGGGGGCTACTCGGAATGTTCTTGGTTTGTTAACCTTGTGAATTGGTTTGAGTTCATCTTTGAGCGCTTCATAGAAGACAACATCTTTCATTTTGACATTGTCATCTTCACAATCTTTGACGAAAGCATCAAGTTTCTCAGAAAAATCAGGAGTAAAAGTACCATCCTCAAAATTAATGTACAAGGATTTATCGTTTTCATATCCAAGTCCATTTACTGAATTTTTGTTGAGTGGTGCTAATCCTCCTCCTCCCTTAATGACTACAGAATCATCGCAGTCATCAAAATCAGTTAAGAATGAGTCTATGCATTTAGATGCAAAATCAATTTCCTCAGAATCAATAATTGGTTGAACGCCAAAAGATTTTGTTCCCATTTTCAAAATAGTGTCTTTCCCAAAAGCTTTCAAATTAGCAGGAGCTTTAACTCCAACTTCCTCAGCAAGATCTTCCAAAGGTGAGTGCAATTCTGAAGGGGTCAAGCTAGTCTTCTTCATAGCTAACTTCACCGGATAGTCTGCGTTATGAACTCTTGCTCCAGAAAACGGTTCTTTATTGGACATTGTTCTGAGCTCTGGAATATTTCGCGCATCGGTTTTAAGATGGCTATGTATGGTAGCTAAATCTTCCTTTGAAAATCTAGTAGCCACACCGTGTTGAGTATTGCCTGCGATGTGCATTCCCACCAATCCATTGGTTGTGTCAAAAAGTAGTGAGCCACAAAGGCCAGAAGCAGAAATTGGGTACAAATAAGCATCTCCCGTGTTAACAGTCAAGTTTCGCTTGAAGTTTTCTATGGTGAAGTTGCGATCATTCACCTTATTATTCCCTATGAGAGAAACAACACCGTCACAATTAATGAAATGCAGATTCTTATTACGTTCAATTTTGTTAGCCGGAAAAAGTATGTCACTGCTGTCTTTGTAGAGTGGGACAGTCAAAGGAAGTTCAAAGATTGTTACATCTCTTTCCAAGTTTTCGTAGATAACGGAGAAAGGTATGTTATTGAGTTCGTAGATTTTGTTCGAAGCATCATCCCAAGTTTTGAAAACATTTAAAATGCCTTCTTGTGTGGTATGACTGTGATTAATAGAAATCAATCTGCGGCCAGAGGGAAAAGCTTGAAACATCTGTCTCTTTCCGTTTTTGTCAATGAGCTCAACAAATCGCATTCTCCGTTGCAGAGTCTCCAATTTGTTATCTGGGTGAATGTCTTCTTCGTACATTCCTTCACCTTTCATCTGTTTTCTCCAATCAACAATAAATGAGTTAATGATTTCCTCTTCATCCTTGTTAACGCCAGTCACTTTCTTGAGAAGCATCCCAGCTCCCAATAAACCAAGTATTCCAAAAATAGTCCCCAACAGATAAGTTGATGAAATTTCTGGAAGAGTGGAAAGTTGCTCAGATATTTCAGAACTGATATAGGAGAAAAATTCGGAAAAAATGTCTTTGAAAATA